CCTTCTTAGCCCCACGTATAACCTGTGCGATTATACCGTTCGCCAATGTTCCTTCATACGTGCCATCGTCAGTCAGGCACATAGGAAGTAGCTTCACCTCATCTTCGTGCAGACGCACGGTGACTTCAATCCAGCTCATAGGCTGTTCACCCAGCCTACGTATGGTGCACAGAATTCACGTAGTGATTCTGCATCCTTCCAATCCTGATAGTCGTCATACGCACGTCCTACGAGGCTGTCCTCGTGTATCATATCACGTTCTTCCTGTGTTAAATCTACGTCACCGTAGAAGTCGTCGTCTATGCTCATATCTGTGTCTATGTTTGTGTTCATATTTACTCCTTTGTGTCCCATCCTGCGTATTCAAAGGCACGTAGGATACCTGCCTTATCATCCTTCGCCATCGCTATCGTGAAGTCACGTAGTGATGCGTTTGTGAGGTCAAGTGGGTTCGATGTCCTGTCACTTGCGTAGGCCTTGTGATAGTTGCCCATCGAATCCGCATACTTTCCTGCCATACGTATATGTTGCACGTGATATGGGGACTCACGTGAATACGTTGCCAACTCCTCGTTTGGCACGGCTGGTTCTTCGTGGTTATACGCATTCCTATACGCACACCACGCACGTCGCCACACCAACACATCATCCGTAGATAATGCGTATCGTTCAGCGATTGCCCAACTGAATGGGCGGACAGGGTGAGGTGACCCTGCCGTAGCCCGTGCACACTCAGGGAGAGTGTCACCGACTTGCTCACACGGGGATGAGATATCCCTCAACGCTTCACTTCGAAACATCTTACCAAGCTCAGAGTTGGGGTTCTATATAAAGCTTTGGAATAGAGGATGTTGAAGCCGTGTGTGTCTACACCTCCGACCCGTGACACACCCCCACACACACCCCCACATCACCCGCACGTCACACCCGCGACACACACGCACGAGACCCACGCTATAAACACATAGCATCTGTGTTATTAGAGGACATACTTCTACGTATATATATATATACATATATGTTCTATGTTCTCATACGTATGTGTATAGCCCCTCTCTCTCTCATACGTTCGTAGATGTTCTTATACGTAGATGTTCGTATATGTTCATATATGTATATACATACGTAATATACGTATACGTATCAGCAACAGCACTTATTCTCTCTAACATCCGTCCGCACGTATAAGAACATCTGACCCCCAGCACTAACGTTCGCATACATACGTATACGCACGTAGACGAGAGAGCCTCTTTACGTTCACATACGCACGTATACGCACGTAGGCCCTGCTGATGATGAAATCTACGCGCGTAGGCGCGTGTGACACCCTACGCACGTATGGATAAAAGATAATAAGGGGCTTCGCCCCGCCCCTACGCACGTCTATGAACGTAGTGAGCAGTTTCCCTACGTGCTCAGGTAGTTAGGTGTGTGTGTGCTTAACCTTGAGGGTCGAACACAGGTATTTCGCATACCATACGTTGACCTTTGGTCTCCTTGTCTACGTTTTTGTAGGCTCCACGTGTCATAGGTATGGCTACGACCTTGTCGAGCTTAGTCACCTGTCCGATAACCCAGCGTTTGCTGTTCGTATTCTGCACAATCCCAAAGGGATTGCCCTTATACGTGCCTGTCTCGACCATCGTCATTGTGGTCGTAAAGCCGTTTCCTGCCTTCCTACGTGACTCGAGGTAGGTTCTGCATACGTTCTCAGGCACGGACATAGGTTGTGCTTCGAATGTGGTCGAATCCGTAGGTGTGTGGGAACCACAAAGTTCCCTGAACCCACGTAGGTTTCCTGCGTTGCGAACCCAATTCTTCGCATTACCGTGTATGAACCCTGCACGGGTAGGTGTGGAAACCTCCGTGATGGTCTTTCCCTCTGTGCATATCGCATATACGACCTCGTCGAACAGGTCTTTATGCTCGTCACTAACTCCGCAACGTTCGTATACGTCTGCGTATGTTCTGCCGTTATCACGACGTTCAAGCTCGGCTTTGAGCATACGTGTAGGTATGTGCTCAAGCTTCTGTGTGTCTGTGTTCGTTTTCACATTTGTCACCGTCAGCACAGAAACGACGGTTCTATATAAAGCTTTGGAATAGACGACGTCAAGGCCACGTGTGTCTACACCTCCGTGAGCTTGGAGTGATTCCCGAATGCGAGTTCCTGACGCAAGTGTGCGGGAGGTCTCACGTAGGAGACTTTTTATCGTCAAGGCCCTGCGCGCAGGCGCGCGGGCGCGCGAGTGGGTGTGCAATAGGCTATGGATAAAAATAAGTAACTACAGAACGGAGGGCCCGATGGCCTACCTAGTCTTCACCCCCTTTGTCTCTCATATCCAAGCATCTCTTGCAGTTCACGTGTCGCCACTTTCTATTCTGAGTGGCAGCATATTCGTGTGCAGATAGATTCCAACCACATACTGTCTGCTGTTGAGCTTTCATAGTATGTGGTATCACTGGCCTAGGCATATGTCTTCTTCTCATTCGTCTAACTCCAATAGTTTGCCCTTGATGTCTTTCACGTTGAATGTTCTCCAAGCAGTCACTTCTTTGGCCTTTTTGAAGTATTCTACATTCTTTCCGTCCTCGAATCTGTGAAGAACATCGTATATTGGTCTTCCATTTTTGGTTTCGTATTTTCCGCCGGTCTTGTAATCATTGTTTAGATAATATACTTTGCCGTCAGGTAATACATATTTTCTTAGTCCTCTTTTCATTTTATCAACTCCGTCTCTATATCTATCGAGGATAGATACACTTTGTGGCCCTCCATCTTATAGCCACAGGTCCTACATTGGAATTTATCGAAATAAAATCCAACTGAATCAAGCCCTCCTAAACGTGATATTTTTTCACTACCACATATAGGACAAAATGTTGTTTCTTCTGACATTTTTTTTTCCTACCCGTCTATGCCGGAGCATAAGACTATGAGCGGATGTGAGGCAGTTTTACATCTTGCCTCAGGATACCGTGCCTCATCCTCAGTTAATCATTTCTGATATGGGGATGTTGTTAGTTTCACAGGCTTGACTTATGGAAACAAATAATTACTTATTTATTTCTTCTGCTTGGCCAACACAGTGGAATACAGTTTGGCTGTATGTCCGACTTTGCCAGCGCCCTTTTGCAAAGAGTGATGTTCTGAAGCATTCTTTTTGGAATTCTTGCCCCTAAAGACTCGAATATTACCAACGAATTTCTTCTTCCACTTGTCAGATGAATAATCATCTAACTTACACTTAGTGCAACAGTAGAGGCCATCAGTATCCATCACACGTTTTTTAGACGATGACTTCTTACTTTTACGGCCTCTCTTCTTCACGTTTTTGTCAGCTCTCATAAAGTCCCCCTCAAGGGTCTTACCGTGAGCTTCAACGTGTCCCTCAAGATTGTTAACTTTTCCCTTAAGAATATTAAGTTCTTTAGTTAACTTCTTGACTTCTGCTTGTAGACTTTTGGTCATATGGTTTTCCTCCGTTCTATAGTCGAAAGCCCAATGTCTTTAATCATTTTTGGTCTGAGGGTATGGCCGTGTTCGAGGGACTCATTTTGATGCCCTTTACTTACTGCTCCATTCTCCGAATGGGGCCATCTGCTTTCGCTATATCCACAGTAGCTAACTGCTTATAAAGATTTTAACTTAATCCGTGCTTAGAACGTGGGTTTCTGTGAGGGAAACAAAACCCACTTAGCAAAAAATTTGTTGATACTCTTCTTGTTATGCCCGCGTTCCATCGGTCCTCGATAACCTTCATTTCACGTACATAGGTGAGTTCAGAGGCGAGTAAAAATTTTCAAACCTGTTTTGTATAGATAACAAACATATGAGATAGATATAATAGGACATATACCAATAGACTTATATAGTTCCAAATATATATATATGGTAGCTATGCCTAACAAAGAGCACGGTTTGAAAAAGTACAAGATTGTTAACGCACTTACAATGGACAATCCATTGTCGTTAGTAGAGAAAATTAAACAAGTTCCTGAAGATTATGAGCGCTATAAGTTTTACTTATGCGAACTTGACCAGGACCCTGGCTTATCTTTGAACATTATCGAAACCAGCCGCGTTGCTGCAATGTTAATGCAATTAGAACGTTATGATTCTTGGTCGTATGATAAGAGCATAGACGAACTTCTTAATTTTGAAACGACTAACGAACGTATGCGAAAAATGAATGAGTACGTACTCAATTACTTACAACGTGCACGTAATACCACTATAGTACAGGACAGTATTGGAGCTGCTAGAGACCTTCTAAAGGAGCTTAAAGGCGAAGATGGTGACTTAGACGTAACGTGGAAGAAACAACCAGAAATAATAGACATAGAGGTAGAAGAAAATGACAAATAATACAACAGCAGATAGTAACGTGACTGCAACCAATGAGACAGGAAATATGACTTCAGGAACTGATTCTGAAGGTATGCTAGAGGGACTCCTTGACGTTCTCATAGGTTCGCCAGTACTTATAGGTCTTCTTTTGGTAGTCGTTGGTGCAGGGGCTGTAGCTTACTACAAAGTTCCTGCTTTCAAGATGTTCGTAGATGTTTATGCGTCTAAGCTTTTAAGTAAGCACGAAGCAGAGATAATGGAACTTATTGAAAAGAACCTAACGCCCAAAATGCGAGAAAAGCTTTCTACAGAGGCTGAGAAGCATCTGAAGAATGAAATTCTAGTACAGGTTATCCTAAGCAATTTTGACCACACGGAAAAGAAAGCTCAGGGCACCGTTAAGAAACTTATACGAGATTTAGCTAAAGAAGCATAATGTTCGATTTGGCGACAGTTCTCGTAGAAGCCAAGAAGACTTTAGAGGAAGATTCCGCTACAGACATACGATTTAACCACAATTACGAGATATTTAAGAGGTTCGTAGATGTTGCGGAGTCATCTTCAACAGATGAGGAGTTTCACAGGCGTGTATTGCTTGATTTTGACATATTTTGTGTAGCTTATGTGAGACTTGATAACCGTAAGCCTATGTTTCCTGCCCCTTGGCAGAGCGAGGCTGTGGCTATTTTTGAGACTAGAGAGGTCAATTTATTTATTGAACCTCGTAAAATAGGTAAAAGTGCAGTTCTCAGTGCATATATTCTTTGGAAGATGTGCAAAGAGGCGACTACTAGAGCAGTAATTTTTGCTCCTACCCAGGACCAGCTTTTCATTATGGAGGACATATGGAAGGCTTTAAAGCGTTGCGACTACTTAATGGAGACATATGTGCAGCCCAGCGCTAAAATGGGACAAAGAGGTACCTATGGTAAGGAATATATCCGCTTTGGGTTCAATGAATCAGAGGTTGTAGCTAGTAATTTAGCGCAATCGCAGAAAGCAGACAGTAAAAGAGGTAATAAGGGGTCTCTTTTCATCGTTGACGAGATAGAATTAGTTACAAAAGAGGTCAGAACTACAGTTATTGACGATATGATGGCCGATACTTACACTGAAAAGAAGATGATAATGGTAGGAACCCCAAAGACTGTAGCTAACCCAGAGTTAGAAATTGAATGGGAAGCCTACTTGAATGAGCCAGAAGAGTACGGAACTCACCACATTGACGTGTGGGATGCCATAAAACAAGGCGCGATTACTCGTAGCTATATAAAAAACCGCTTTAAACGTCTAAATATTCCCTGTCAGTGGGTGTTAAAGAAGGGACTATGTGCCCCGCGCGAATTAACAGAAGACGCAGAGATAGATGGATGGAAGTGTAACAAGTGTTGTATGCTTAATGAGGACTTTGTTGCGGAAAATATGGGCGAATTCCCTAAATCTGCAGGTAAATTCTTCCCTAAACTGTTTCTTCAGGAGTGTGCAACGGAGACTTGGGAGTTAAATATCAATCCCGAGGCCGGTCGAGAGTATATTATGGGGATTGACTACGGATTATTGTTAAATCCTACGCAAATAACGGTGTTTGAGGTATCTGGGGACCGTGCACGTCTAGTATTTTGGGAAGAAATACCCCCCACACCCCCAGAATCAGGCACAAGAGACTATGACCCTATTATAGAACGTATAAAGC